GAAAGTTGGAGATGTGCTGTTACTTGTGATAGTTGTAGCACCACCTTCATGTCTGAACAGTTGGAAGTCTGCAAGGTTTGGAGTTGCGTCAGAGGCATCACCCGCCGTCATTGACTCTTCAGTGACATTGTACTGTGCGTATAAAGTTCCTGTTGTTAAAGCCGTTCCACCGTTCGCCGCGTCTAGGTTGTAGATCGCAGAATGGTGTGTGGCATAAAGTGGACTAGCGACTTGTGAGAAACTAGCACTTGATGAGCTGTAAAGTTTTGTAACTAGAGCCGCACCTGAGTTTGCAGAAGTTGTCTTGAACCAAACTGAACCGTTGGGTCTGTTCTCGTCTGCTGTTTTCCAAGTAGGTCTGTTAGTGTGTTTGTCCTGTAATAATTTTACACCGTTGTAAGTTCCAGCAGTGATTCCTAATTCAGCCAATACACCATTTCCTTCTTCAATTCTTATAGTGTTAGCACCCGCTGTTGAGTCACCAAGTGCCTTACCGTTGTGGAAGATTTCTAGGTTACCTGTCGTGCTATTGATTGCTGAAGTAACGTTAGTTACATTAGAGCCAATTGCTGTGTTAACATCTGACAATGCTGTACCGCCCGGAGTGATTGTAACACCGTTCATTACGAAAGTGTTACCACTTGTTACTGTTGTTCCTGAAGCAACTGTGAATATTGGCAAAGATGTGTGCCACGTTTCTGAACCAACCTGTACCCAAGTGTTACTTGCTGTCTTCTTGTAGATCTTGTTGGTAACGTGTGTTGTGTTGATTGCGTAATCGCCTATTGATCCAACTGAAGTTTTAGGTGCACCAGTGCTCACCCCACCAACTAGATCGCTAGTTGATGTTATCTTGATTGGAGTTTTCGCTGTGAATTTTTGATCTGTTTTTGACCACTCAAATAAACCATAACTGCTTGATGCAAGGTCAAACCAGTATGTTCCGTTTGTTGGTGCCGCCGTCGGTGCTGAAGCACTTCCAACAAGTTCCGCTGTGTCCACGTTCGCTCTTAGGACGTATGCTCTGTTGGCAACTCCTAGGAAACTGTAGGCCGCTTGTAAGCCATATTCATTCAACTCATAACCGTTCAATGAATTTCCTGAAGCGTCCGTGTAGAATTTTGGATCTCCAAAAGTCTCTGTTAATTCTCTCTGTGACGAGATCAAGTAAGCAGTGTTGGCGTTAGCAGTTGTTGTACCTGTCGCCGTGCCGTCTCCTGCACCGTTGTTCTTGTCCTGTGATGATGCTACTATGAATAGTGGTGTTGTACCCGCATCTGATGGTACGTAGAAACTTTCATTTATTACTGAAACTTCTACTGCTGGTGATGTTAATGCCATTTTTCGTATTCTCCTTGCAAGTTACGTATATACTAGAGTTATTTATTCAATCGTATGGTTTTTACGACAGAATTTACCATTTTGACGGTGCCTATATAGGGAACGTAAATACCCATATGCTGTACACAGACAGACCTTTATGTAAGACCTGTAAGGACAAACCCAGGGCATATGCCTACAAGCGAAACAACAAGATATACTGGAGGAGCCAGTGCGACACCTGTATCAGGAAATCTGCTGGCAAGAAAATTGGTGGGGTAACTGCACTACAGAGATCAGGCTACAAGAAGCGTAAGAAATGTGAACTGTGTGGATTCAAGGCTCAGGATAAAGCACAACTGGATGTGCTGTTCGTTGACGGTGATCTGAGGAATACTACGGCTACAAACTTAAAAACTGTTTGTGCCAATTGCCAGAGGCTGGGTAGCACCCGTAGGCTTGGATGGCGTGTTGGCGATCTTGTCGCTGACGATTAAAGCGTCTATCTTAGAATATAGTTCTTCTTTCGTTCCGTTGTTTTCTATGGTGAAATCAAACTCTTCTTTGGCCCATGCATACTCCGAACTGTGTACTCCCTTTGGTTCAATATTGCCCTCAACATAGTCGACGAACCAATCAGGATCCTGTCCTCTTTTTACTAGTATTATCTTACCGCCGTGTTGTCTGATCTGTTTGACTTCATTCGGGAATCTGGTGTCTGCTATCACGGTGTTTTGACCTTTGTATCTGCCGATACAACTGTCCACCCAAATTCCGTCGTACATCTGACCACGCATTACTTCCGTTCCGAAGTACTGTAAAACCCATCTTGGTGTGGTTGGTTTGCCAAACTTTTCACTCCAGAAAGCATCTGGTTGCTCTCTCCAGTGTCTGCTGGATTCCGTGTCTCCTTCCAGCATCGCCCTGTCCCAATTGAACATTGATGCTACGGCATCTTTAAGACTTTTTGCAAAACTGTCTTTTTTGTATCCGTGTTGTTCTACCAGTCTATCAGACACAGTGCCTTTTCCAGAACTTATTAAACCTACTACACCTATCAGCATAAGGTTTATTATACTATTTTTTTAGACGTTTTTCAATCTCTTTTATTGCTTTTCTCACAGATCTCAATATTGATGCTCTCAGGGTCTTCTTGCGTTCTTTCAAAGCCTTTATGCTCATTGTTTCCAATTCATCTACTAACTTTTCCAGTTCGTCGAGTGAGAGGTCAGAGTACTTTTTGTAATTGGATTTTTTCATTGCGGAGTATTTAAATGGATTTTTTGGTCAATTAACCAATAACAAAACTGTGTGGCGTGCCACCTTCTGAATAGTTTCCTATTTCAGTTTCTAATCTTTCCATCTCGGCCTGGCCTTCTTGCTTCAATGCATCACCGTTCAGTGTTGTGCCACCCTGTGGACCTGCAATGGTGTTGAATTTGCCTCTCGCTTCACCTAACATTATTTTAGATACGGCAAGAGTGTAATCTCTGATCCATGGTTTTGAGTAGATGTCCTTGAACAGTGTGATGTCAGGTCTGTAGTTGTCTGTGTGCATCAGTACAGTCTCATCGTCTGCCCTTGGTCTTTGAGTGATAGTCAATTTTTTAGTCGCCACGTCAAAATGAAACTGTATGAAACTACCAAACATCTTGCCAACAAGTTCTTGGTACGATGCGAAAGCGTAGTATGTGGCTAATCCGCCTGTTGCTCCTGCTCTAAGAAGATATGTGTTCGTGTATGCCAGGTTGAATGGTTCGAATAATGTTCCTCCTTCACCACCTTCTGTCCTTGACCCCACAGTCCTCCTGTTAAGATTCCTCACATTGATGATCTCATCTGGCAGTATGTAGGTGTTCTGATTTTTTTTAAGTTCTAGGAAAGCATATGATTCTTCAACAGCGTTTGAAGATCGCTGTCTGAATTTATTAACTGCTCTTTCTAGTGCCGTTTGATAGTGTTTTGGGTCTAATTCAACGTCAATCATCCCGTCACCGAGATTGTTCTTGACGTAATCAAAAATTTCCTGTTGTCCTGTTTGTAGTTCTGACATACTCATATTTATAGTCATTGCCTGTGCAATAAATATGTATGATATGCCAAGATTATCCATTTTTAAGCCTGAAAAGGGCAACGACTACAAGTTCTTCGATCGTAACATCAGAGAGATGTTCACTGTGGGCGGCACCGACCTGCACTTCCACAAATATCTTGGTCCATACAATCAGGGAGAAAATCAAAAGGACGGCGAGGCCAGTCCAACGTCTCCGAACTACTCAGGCGACAGCCTAAACGAAAGGACCATACAGGATTTACTTTTCCTTGAAAACAGAGACAGGAGATATGCGGACGATGTGTATGTGGTCAGGGGCATATACAATGTGCAGGATGCCGATTTCAATCTATCACAGTTTGGAATGTTCCTACAGAACGATACACTATTTTTGACAGTGCATTTGAACGATATCGTGGAGAGGATTGGTAGGAAACCAATGAGCGGTGATGTGATAGAGTTCCCACACATGAAAGAAGACTACAGTCTAGACGAATCAGTACCTATAGCATTGAAAAGATACTACGTGGTAGAAGACGTTAATAGAGCGGCAGAAGGTTTTTCGCAAACTTGGTGGCCACATCTACTTAGATTGAAAATGAAGACTCTAGTTGATTCACAGGAGTTCAGAGATATTATTGGCGACGCAACGACAACAGGGTCGGTTGCCAATTACATGAGCACTTACAACAGAGAGAAAACTGTCAATGATCAAGTGGTCCTACAGGCAGAACAAGACGCACCTAAGGCAGGCTTCAACTATAAGCAATATTATGTTGCACCAATCGATGAAAGAGGTAACATAAGAACAAACAACGTGAACACAGAACAAAACAGGGCCAGCAGTGATCAGACTGTGAATGCTGTCATAGATTCTCCAGCCGCTTCACACTATGGATTTTACCTTGACGGAGACGGAGTCGCACCAAACGGACATCCAGCAGGCTTTGGTATTTCTTTTCCAACATCAGGTGTTGACAAGGGAGATTATTTCTTAAGGACAGATTACTTGCCTAATAGGTTATTCCGTTATGACGGAAACAGATGGGTCAAGATAGAAGATTCTGTGAGGATAAACATGACCAATAATGATTCTAGAGCAAATTATAAAACAGGTTTTGTCAATAACACCAACGAAGACACAATAAATGGATTAACTACAAAACAAAGGCAATCACTTACAGATGCTTTGAAACCAAAGGCTGACAATTAATGCTACATTTTTACGAAGGACAGGTTAGGAAATTCCTCACTCAATTTATTAGAATATTGAGTAACTTCTCTGTGGAAACAGGTAAGGGCAGTGATGGCTCGATAAACCTAAGGGCGGTGCCTGTTGTGTACGGAGATCCAACTAGGCAGGTAGCAAACATCATAAGGAACAACAGTGAGAACGCATTGAACTATGCTCCCAAGATCGCTTGTTACGTGAGAGAATTGAACTATGACAGGGAAAGAATGCAGAACCCTTATCACATTGAAAAACAACATCTCAAAGAAAGAGATGTGGGTTCTGACGGAAACTACACAAATCAATTGGGTGCTGGTTACACAGTTGAAAAAGTGATGCCCTCACCTTTTAGATTAGAAGTCACGGCAGATATTTTCTCTTCAAACACAGATCAAAAATTACAAATACTTGAGCAGATTTTGTATTTGTTCAATCCAGATTTTGAAATACAGAAATCGAGCAACTATATCGATTGGACATCATTGAGTTATGTAGAATTAAGAGACATTAGTTTTAGTTCTAGAACTATTCCAGTAGGTGCAGAAAGTGAAATTGACGTGGCAACAATGACATTTAGTATGCCAATATGGCTATCACCGCCTGTCAAGGTCAAGAAATTAGGTGTTGTACAAAAAATTATAATGAGCATCTACGACGACGACGGCGGAATCACGAAAGGTTTGATAGACGGAGATCTTTTATCACGAAGTTACATCACACCAAACAATTTTGGTTTGTTAGTAACAGGCAATCAATTGAGATTATTAGGTACAACAGGGGTCAATGTGAAATCAGGCGGGGACGGTTATTACACTGGAGCAAATGATCCTAGTTTGGCAGATCCTTTTGAGGCATTCGGACCTGCCGTGAACTGGAAAGTCCTGTTAGATCAGTACGGCAAAGTCACTAACGGAACATCACAGATAAGGCTGAAACAACCCAACGGCAACGAAGTAGTGGGAACAATCGCAACAACTTCTTTAGATGACACGATATTACTTTACACTGTCGATAATGACACAATACCTAGTAATACTTTGACAGCAGTGAAGAAAATTATAAATCCAGCAACTTTTGATCCAGGTACGCCCTCAAACGGTGACAGATATTTGGTAATAAATGATGTGGGAGATAGCACAGCAAGTTTCCAAAGTCAGACTTGGGGTGCTTTGGTGGCCAGTGTGGGAGACATAATTGAATACAACAGTTCAACGAGTAAATGGAACGTGGCATTTGATGCCTCCGATCCAGACTCCACGCAACACTATGTTACCAATCTGAACACAGGAATACAGTACAGGTTCAATGGCACGGAGTGGGTGAAATCATACGAAGGTGTGTACACACAAGGCAACTGGACCATTGTGTTAGACGGTGGTTCTTCCAGTTATGATCCTAGCATAGATGCCACAACCCCTTGATAATTTTCTACTAAATTGTTATAATAAGGTATGAAAGAAAACATAGTTTGCTCTGGATCACTGTTCTATTCCACTAGTACGAAGAGATTTTTATTCCTGCAACGAACCGACAAGAAAACACAAGGGTTATGGGGATTGGTCGGTGGTAAGAGCAAATTCACTGAAAGTGCGTTCGAGGGATTGAAACGTGAGATAGAGGAAGAAGTGGGAGACACGCCTAAATTTAAAAAAACTATACCACTAGAGATGTTCACGTCAAACGATCAGAAGTTCTTCTTCCACACTTATTTGATTGCCATAGAATCAGAATTTATACCCAAGTTGAATGCGGAACATTCAGGTTACTGTTGGACCGCGTTCGAGTGCTGGCCTAAGAACCTACACATGGGTCTCAAAAACACCCTTAACAATAAAAGCATAAAAGGTAAGTTGCAGACTATATTGGATCTAATTGTCTAATCTTTTTTGATGTAAGTTTTACCTGTGAGTTTCTCTATGTCACGGATCATTTCTTCCATGTTGATCCTCACGGTCTTTCCAGTTTTGGTGTTCCTTGAATAGTATTCCCACTCACCCGCCTCGTTGTGCGGAGATATCTTGGTCACGTTGCCCGCCTCATCTTTTACGAACACTTCAGCACTAGATGCCTCGTCCTTGGCGTATATGTGTGCATAGTTGGTAATTGTGGCAGGATCACTGTTCACAGCCAATGCCACGGGGGTGTTCATTTTTATTCGACCACCCGCATTTCCATCAATTATAAACTGTCCATTGTTGCCTGCGGGATCGGCGGTCGTACCATCTGTGGAAACTGCAACAGCAAACTGTGTCTTGTTGGCATCGTTGGTGTTATCAAAAGCAAACGAACCGCCAACAATGAGTGCTGAACCATTCCAGTATTCGTGGTTACTCCTGAACAGGT